CGGTATGCGCTCCGCTCCGTGGAGTCGTATTCCCGATGGCACCGTGGGCAGAGAGTCAGGGTGTTCTCCGGGATCCCCAGGCCACCCTGGGCGCGGGATATGTAGTGTGCATTGGAGAAGGCCAGCGGATTGCTGGTGGGCGCCGGCCGGCCGCAGAGTATGCAGCACGGCCAGCCATCCACGCTGTCCCGCTCCGCAACAGCCTTCTTTACCTCCATGGGTATTGACAAGGCTATCGTCCGGTCCTTCATGCGCCCCACCGATCCGTCATCCTGGCCAGCTCCATGGGCGTCAGGGTCTCAATGTCCAGGGCCTTGGCATCCTGGACCACCATGTCGATCAGCCGGCTCATCTGCTTTTTGTTGTACTGGCTGGATCCGTAGTAAGCCCGGATCACCACCTGCTCACCATCAGGGGAAAAATCAACCTGCTCTGTGGGCCAGCCGGTGCCAAGCATGGACCAGGCCACCCGGAAGGTCTTTGCTTGATCCTCCGGCAGGGTGAAGTCCTTGAAGGGGCCGACCTCTTTCACATATCCCAGGTACAGCTCCTCCTTGGTGCAGGTCTTCTCCTCAATCAGGCTCTTGACCTCCGCCATCTCGTCCAGCAGCCTCCACATATAGGCGTTGGCATCCAGGCTCCGGTGCTCCCGGCACTCCTTGATCTCCACCGCGTACTTCTTCGGCTTCATCTCGCCCACGAACTTCTTGGCGTCCCGGTAGGGGATCCCGATGCAGAGGAAAGCTTTTTCACCATCCAGGATCACCTTCGCCTGCTCGAATGTAGATTTCACGATCTCACGCTCCTCTTGCGCTTTTCGGTATGTACCGGCTCCGTCAGAGCCCGCTCCACCGGCCAGCCATAATGCAGCCGGCGCCAGAGGGTGGAGGCGTCGATGCCCAGCTCCTCAGCCCACTGGGTCATCGACTGCGTCCGACCATCCAGGGTCAGCACCCGGTTGGATCTCCGATTGTTGGCCTGCTCCTTCTTTGTTGCCCAACGGCAATTTTCAGGGCAGTATGGGCCATCCGTGTCGATCCGATCCAGGGTCAGGTGGTTTTCATAGCCGCTCTCCATGGCCCAGGCCAGGAAGGCGGGGAATCCTGCCCACTCGGGGCAGACCGTGATCCCCCGGCCTCCGTACAGCGGATAGTCATCCCTGGCAGCATTGGAGCAGCGCTGCTTCATGTTGTTCCAGGCGTAATGGATCCGCCTGCGGCTTGCTCTGTCGATCATTGGCCATCAGCCGCCTGCTTCTCGGCCTGCAGCGCCTTCATGCAGTTCCAGCAAAGCTCATGGCCGAAAGTATTCTTTGCGTTCTCCGCAATCTCCTTAACGCTGTACACCTTGCCGCCGGCGCGTGTGGCCTTGATGGCCTGACCGCATCTCTGGCAGGGGCGAGCGGGCGGGGGAGGAGGAGCGGAAGGCCTGGGTGCGGGTGCCTGGGGAGGAGGCGTATTCCCGCCGGTTTCTCCGGCGCTGTACTTGGTGCGATCTGCCTCCCAGTACACATCTGCAGCCACGCCCAGCATCTTGCAGCAGACGCTCACGGCGTCGGTATAAGCCATCTTGAAGGCCTCGTCGTTCGTCACCAGCTTGCCCTTCTCGGTGTTGATCAGCATGGATCCGCCGACGCCCTCGATCCCGTCGCTCCACTGGCCGTCCACCTTGATTTTCAGCTCCATGGAGCACCAGGCAGCCACTTCGCCGCCGGCGCCGGGCTCCGTCCAGTATTTCACGTTGCACAGTTTCCAGCCCACGCCGCAGGGGCCGAAGAGCTCGGTCAGTAATTTAATACGGAAAATCGGGTTGATGTCGCTCTTGCCCTTCAGTTTGCCGGCCTGGATCGGCCGCAGGGCATTGTCCGGGCAGACGCGGGCCTTCTCATAGATATACAGGTTGTCCATCACTTCACCCCCATGCTCAAATCCGACACCAGCGTAGCGCCGGGGATCTCCATATTGGCTTTCAGCAGCTTGGCCACCTCATCCTTGCTGATGGTGGGCGCGGTGTACTTCAGGATCTCGTCGTGGAAATTCTTCTGGGCCCACTCAATGGCGGCCGCCTCGTCGGAAAGCTCCACGCGGGTGGTCTTGCGAAAGGTGATGGAGCACTTGGCGGTCTGGAACTTCTCGCCGGCCAAAGCGGCCTTCAGCCATCTCTTCCGGTTCTCCGCCATGGCCTCGATCTCCTTGCGGCGCTTGGCCAGGTTCAGCTCCTCCTGCCGGATGGCAGCAGCCTCAGCTACCAGGTTCTTATACCAGCAAGCCAGATTTTCGATCTTGGCATCCCGCTCCATCTGGAGCTGATCGAATGCCTCCCAGTCCAGGATCTCACCGGTTTCAGGGTCCACCAGGTTCATGATGGCCTGATCGATTTCATAGATGCTGATCATGCCTGCACCTCCTGATCCTTCTCCTTCTGTTTCTCGTTGAATACAGCCACGCCCCGATCCTCCATCAGAGTCTCCAGGATCTCGATCTTGGCCTCATCAGAAAACCCATATTTGAGTACCGCGATCATCGCGTAATGGTATCTCTCGCTTTTCTTCATATTGACATTTCCTCCCAAACGGCTTATCATAGCCGTAGCAATATTTGTCCCATGCCGCTTTCCGGTCTCGCACACCGGAAGGCGGCTTTTTCATTTCCCAAAAAACTCTTGGCGCATATCTACAACTGCATACTTTCCGTGATACATTTCCTTATCCGCAAAGATCTTTTTCCGCGGCTTATCACACTGGAAGTCTCTGCAAATTGCAGGCCGCACCTCATAAATCAGACATTTCCGCTCAGAATTGGATCGGAAGGGGCAAGTGAGATCAAGAGTAGGCCCGCTGAACGGCCAGAAGCGTTTTTGCTCTTTTATGCCATGCTTTTCTATGTACTTTTTGATCTCCTTGACCTCTTTTTTGGACACAGGAAGGAAGTTTGCACAACACTCTCCGCAGTTTGAGCACTTCCCATCCATCGTGTAGTCGTATATCCCGGCTTCCATGTCCTTCATGACATCCTGAATGAATCCATGTACTGCCATATTTCTTTCCTCATTTCTGGCCATCGCCAAGGGCCTTCATGCTCATCCCGCCGGCCAGCAGCTCCATGGTCTGCTTGATGTCCGACGGAAGCGCCAGGAACTCTCTCTCACTGGCTGCCCGCACCTTGTAGGACCGCTGGAAGTTGGACGCCACCACCGACGACACGACTTCCGAATCCATCATGGCCCACTCCCGGAGCTGATTCGGGGATCCCACCAACCTCTGGACGATGGGCGGCAGCTTGTCGAACTCCTCTCGCGCCCCGTACAGGCTGTTGCGGGTTGCCTCCTTGACCAGGCCCCAAGCCTCCATCTCCGTCAGCTGCTTCGGCTGCGTCAGCTTAACGATGGCATCCTTGATGGCGCCGATGTGGGGCGGGAAGCCCTTGACATCCGTGGCAATGTGTGCTTTCACGGCGGCTGCCACGATCTCCGCCGGCTCATCGGCAAACATGGTCTGCCAGAGGCCCACCACGCTCTCCGCATCGGCTTTCTTCATATCCCGGTAGTAGTTGGGATACGCCGCCTTTAGCACAGACATGATGGCCAGGGTCTCTTCTCTGTTCATCAGTAACCACGCTCCTCATGCAACATTTCCAGGAAGGGGTTGGAGGACTCAAAGCCATCGTTGCGGGGCCCGTAACTGCCGGGTCTGTCATCATAGCTGCCGTCCAGGGTCTTGGCCATGTATTTGTCGGTGATAAGCCAGTCAAAATCGGCTCGCCAGTTCCGGGGGTTTTTGCCCTTTAGGAAGCTGCTGGCCTCTGCCTTTTCAAAGAGCAGCTGGAAGTCCTCTATGGTGTAGGTCTTCATCCTGGCCCTGATAGCCTTTTTCCTTGCTTCGGAGAGGGAGCGGAGCCGGGGGAACGACACGCAAGTGTCGTGGTACATGTCAACGATCTGCTGATAGTTGACGTTCCTTCCCTCTCCTACACTATCCTTACCTACACTACCCTTACCTACCCTATCCTGCGTTGCCGCTTGGTTGCCGTCTGGTTGCCAATCGGTTGCCGGAGGGTCGTCTTCCGGCGCCGGCAGGGACTCCGGCAGCATTTCCCGCTCGGTGTATGCCCCATTGTCCTTGATCCCCAGCCTTGCAAATTCATCCTGATACTGGGTCGGGCTGTACCGGTCCTTCCGAAGGGAATTGTGCATCCGCCAGTGCTTAATGACGATCACGCCGTTCTCAAAGCAGATCAGGAAGCGCTTTAGGATCAGCAACTTCAGATCATCCTCTGAGGCACACACCGTCCGCTGGATCCTCTTCGGGTTGTTCACAAAACCATCATCATCGGCCCGCATGTTCAAATGGAAATACAGAGCCTGGGCAGACAGCGGCATATCCAGGAAGGCGTCGCTGTCCACGATCTTCTGGGTAAACATTCTTCGTTCAGCCATCAGGCCTCGCATCCTTTCTGCTGGCGGCTCAGGATCTTATCCAGACCTCTCATAGCCGCTTCACCATGGCCAGCCAGC